CAACCTTCAATACCACAGAAAGATGGACCTAATCTACAGATTACAGCATACTGCAAACCGATAAGGAAACAATAGAGTGAGTATTACAAGTTATCCACAACTCGTAGGAATGGGAGGTGGAGTAGGTTATTATCCATACTTTCTGCAAGTATCTCGTGGTTTAGTTGCTGGACACAAACGTGTATTCAAGTTTGGATACAACGGTGTAATACAAAACGTAGAAGAGACTATTTGGGATGTAGGTGGTTTATATGCCTATCCATCTAGTGCTGTGACAATGACAGCTACAAGTAGTTCAGGTGCTACAGACGAAAATGTTCAAGTAACTATTCAAGGTTTAGATGCAAGTTACAATGAATTATCTGAAACAGTAACACTAAACGCATCAGGAACTGCAACAACAACAGGTAGCTTCTTACGAGTTTATCGTGCATTTGTCGCAAGTGGTACAGCATCTGCAGGTAATATTACAATTGCAAATGGTGGCACAACTTATGCTTACCTGTCATCTGCCGACCAACAAACTTTGATGGCACTATGGACTGTACCTGCAGGTTATACAGCGTATCTGTTTCAAATAGATACAACAGCATTTACAGTACAGAACAATAAAGTTGCTACAATAAGAATGATAACAAGAGAATTGAATGGCGTATTTCGTACCCAACAGAAGTTTGATTTGTTTGAAGGCTCATATCATCAAGACATTACTTGCCCACAGCCAATACCTGAGAAAACAGATATTGAGTTTCGTGCAATAGCAGACAGTTCAAATGCTGACTTACGAGTTTCAACAACTTTTGATATTATTTACATAGAGAATTAAGATGGAATTTAAAAATCGTACTGTTGCTCGTGAACTTACTACAGGTAATGGTGACATATATACTGTTCCAGATAACTATGAAGCAGAAGTATATAGCATATTTATAAGCAACGCTAGTTCATCTAATGTGACATTTAGTTTAGATTGGTATGACAGTCAAACGACTACGTTTTTTACTGTTGCTGAAACAGTAGAGTTATTAGGAAACTCAATGCTTCAGATAAACAGCGAACCTTTTTGGTTATTCAAAGGAGACAAATTAAGAGGATTAGCAAGTTCAGGTAGTGCAGTAACTATATCTGTCCGAGTTAAAGAATTATACGTACCACAGAGGAACTAAACAATGTTAGCAGAACTAGCTGCAGCTAATGCTGCTTTCAGTGTTATAAAACAATTCGTATCCAACGGCAAAGAACTAAGTGGATGTGCAAAACATATAAGCGATTTTGTATTTTCAAAAGAAACAATAGAAAAGAACCTAAAGAAAAAGAAAGCTAAAGGTGTAGGTGGTTCAGACTTAGAAGAGTTCATGGCTCTTGAGCAGATAAAAGAAAAAGAAGAAGAACTCAAGAAGATGATGATATATTTAGGTAGACCCGGATTGTGGCAAGATTGGCAAGCCTTTCAAGCCGAAGCTCGTAAGTCTAGACGCTATCAAGAAAAAATGGAAGAGAAGCGTAGAGAAGAGTTAATGGAATATGTAGGCTATGGAATAGCATTTATAGTTGTAATATTCTTCGCAGGATTGTTAGCGTGGGCAGCAGGTAAATGGGTAGGAAAATTTTAACACCCTGCATCGGTGTTTGTACACTAGAAGACGATATCTGTATAGGATGTGGTAGAACGATAGAAGAAATAAAGGAAGCATACAAATGGCAGCAAAGAAAAAATCAACAGGTTCCCCAAAACCAAAAAATGCAAAATTATATGCTTCAGTTAAAGCGGAAGCTAAAAGAAAATTTAAAGTGTATCCATCAGCGTATGCAAATGCTTGGTTAGTTAGAACCTACAAAAAAAGAGGTGGTACTTATTAATGGCGTACAAAGGAGGTTTACGTAAATGGTTCAAAGAGGACTGGAGAGATGTAGCTACAGGCAAACCCTGTGGGCGTAAATCAGCAAGTAAGTCTAAAAGGAAGTACCCAGCGTGTCGCCCCAAGGCAGTCGCAGATAGGATGTCTAAGGGACAAAAAAGTGCGGCAGTCGCTAAAAAAAGAGCCGCAGGAAATCCAGGAGGCAAGCCCACATCAATTAAGTGGTCAGTATCACCCAGTGGACGAAAACGGAAAAGAGTATCTAAAAAGAGATGACAAGAAATTACAGAAAAGAGTACGACAGATACCACGGAAAACCAAAGCAAAAAAAGCGAAGAGCTTCAAGGAATGCAGCTCGTGCAATAATGGCGAAACGTGGTCTAGTCACTAAAGGTGATGGCAAAGACGTACATCACACCACAGGTAATCCTATGAATAATGATAAAAGTAAATTATCTGTAAAATCAAAAAGCAAAAATCGTTCTTTTGCTAGAACCAAAACAGCTAGAAAGAAGAATCCTCGTGCATAAAGAATTAACAGAATTACAAAATAAATTCTTAGATGCTTTGTTTGGTCCTGCTAAAGGTAATCATGCTAAGGCTATGAAGATTGCAGGATACTCAGAGTCAACTAATCCACATCACATTATTAACTCAGTGCGTAAGCACATAATTGAAAGAGCAGAATTAGAGATGGCAGTCAATGCTCCTAAAGCTGTATTATCAATGGTCGGTGTCATAGATGACCCGTCAGCTATTGGTAACAGAGAAAGACTAGCCGCTTCTCAACAGATACTTGACAGGGTAGGGTTATCCAAAGTAGAGAAGTTAAACGTCACATCAGATAAACCTATGGGCGTATTTATTTTACCAGCTAAAGCAGATGATGATAGCACAGAAATTGAATCCGACAAATAGATATAAAACACTAAAAGGTCCAACAATACCTTGGGGATACGAAGCAAATAGCATCGACCCACATTTACTAGAGCCAGTAGAAGAACAACTAGAAGCGTTATCGATGGCAGAAGATTACTTAAAAGAGTCTTCATATCCAGAAGTAGCAAGATGGTTAACAGAATACACAGGACGTAGCATAACTCCGATGGGATTATGGAAGCGTATAAAGACAGACAAAACAGATAGACGAAGGCATGCTGAACAAAAAAGCCGCACCGCCAAGACCCAAGCTGAAGGCAACATCAAAACCCAAGCCTTTAACTAAAGAAGAAAAAGAATTAGTTAAAGCCAAGAAACAACAAAGGTCTGCACGTGTGCGTTTAAACATAGCACAACGTAAAATAGCTAAGATAGCTAGGAGTACAGAAGATAGTGACATTGCAGAGAAAGCTGCGGAGAGTTTACCTGAAACTTATTCTGTCCAGGAGGAACCAACTCAAGAAGTATTATTCCAACCAAATCCAGGACCACAAACAAACTTTTTAGCTGCTCCAGAACGAGAAGTACTATATGGAGGGGCAGCTGGGGGTGGCAAGACGTACAGTCTGATAGTAGACCCGTTACGTTATTGCAATAACCCGAATATGAACGCTCTTATATTAAGACGCACAAATGATGAACTTAGGGAAATTATACACAAATCTCAAGAAATGTATCCGCAGGCTTTCCCTGGGGCTAAATGGATGGAGAAAAAGAGCCAATGGACTTTCCCGTCTGGTGCTAGAATTTGGATGACCTATCTTGAACAAGAAAAAGATGTTCTAAGATACCAAGGACAAGCATTCACTTATATTGGTTTTGACGAGTTAACACAGTATCCGACACCATATGCTTGGGATTATTTACGTTCGCGTCTTAGAACTGCAGACCCGTCGCTTCCCGTCTACATGCGAGGTACGACAAACCCTGGAGGACCAGGGCACGGCTGGGTCAAAAAAATGTTCATTGACCCTGCTCCAGCGGGTAAGCCGTTTTGGGCGACAGATATTACGACTGGGGAAATTTTAAAGTACCCTAAACACCATTCGAAGTCTGACCAGCCTTTGTTTAAAAGAAGATTTATCCCTGCTAAGTTAATGGATAATCCTTTCTTATACGAGCAGGGAGACTACGAAGCGATGTTGCTGTCTCTACCAGAGACACAACGTAGACAATTATTGGAGGGAAGTTGGGATGTTGCAGAAGGTGCGGCTTTTTCTGAGTTCGATAGGCGATATCACGTTACGGATGTATTTACGATTCCAGATAATTGGAGAAAATTTAGGGCATGCGATTATGGATACTCTTCCTATTCTGCAGTCTTATGGTTTGCAGTTGACCCAGCTACTGAGCAACTTGTGGTCTACCGTGAAATGTATGTATCAAAATATACAGCCAAAGATTTGGCGTTTGCTATCTTGGATGTGGAAAGAAATGATGGACAAATCTCGTATGGCGTACTCGACAGCTCGTGTTGGCATAAAAGAGGTGATACGGGTCCTTCCTTGGCGGAACAAATGATTTCAGTTGGTTGTCGTTGGCGACCAGCAGACAGAAGTAAGGGAAGTCGTGTAGCAGGTAAAAACGAAATACACAGAAGACTTCAAGTAGATGATATTACAGAAGAGGCAGGTCTAACCATATTTAATAGTTGTACTAATTTAATTGCTCAGCTACCTATTATACCTTTAGATAAAAGTAACTCTGAAGATGTAGACACGAAAGCAGAAGACCATTTGTATGATGCGTTGAGATATGGTATAATGACCCGACCAAGGTCTAAGTCCATATTTGACTATGACCCAGCAGCGATGCCTAGAACATGGACTCCTGCAGATAAAGTATTTGGATATTAAACATGGAAAATGAAAACGAAAACATAGAAGATTTAGTATTTGTCCCTAAAGACCCAAAGGACGAACTAGCATCATATGTTAATGAAAAATTTAAATCTGCAGAAGATGCAAGGCTATATGATGAACAAAGATGGCTTAATTCGTATAGACAGTACAGAGGATTATATACGAACGATACCCAATTTACTGAAACAGAGAAATCCCAAGTATTTATAAAAATAACTAAAACTAAGGTATTAGCAGCTTATGGTCAAATTATTGACGTTTTATTTGCTGGTCAAAGATTTCCGTTAGGAGTAGAAGCCACACGCATTCCTGAAGGTGTTACAGAATCTGTAAATTTTGACCCTAAAGAACCTGATAATGCTTTAGATGAATTAAATAATGTATATGGTTTTCCTGGAGATGGTCAGGAGTTACCCAAAGGGGCAACTCAAGATACACTAAGAGACATGAAACTTGGGGCATATGAAGATGACCTTGAAGCTATAAAAGAAAAATTAAAATCTGGTACAGGTCTAACACCTACCTCACAAACATATTATCCAGCACAAAAAGCAGCTAAAAGAATGGAGAAGATTATTCTTGACCAATTAGAGGAATCCAATGCTTCTAAACATTTAAGAACTGTAGCATTTGAAATGGCTCTATTTGGTACAGGAATAATCAAAGGACCTTTTGCTTTTGATAAAGAAAAAGCTAATTGGGATGAAGAAGGTAACTATTCACCAGAAAGTAAAACTGTTCCAAGAGTAGAATCAGTTTCTACATGGAACTTTTATCCTGACTATGATGCTAACAATATGGCTGAAGCAGAATATGTTATAGAAAGACATAAGCTAAGTTACTCAGAGTTACGTAATCTTAAGAAGAGACCTTACTTTGATACAGATGCGGTAGATGAATGTGCTGAGATGGGATACAACTACACACGTAAGTGGTGGGAAACAGACTTAAAAGATAATGAAACTCAGTATGATGTAGATAGATTTGAAGTATTGGAGTTCTGGGGCAACATAGATAAAACTATGGCAGAATCTTCAGGATTAGATATACCAAAAGAATTTGAAGATGTAGATACTTTACAAGTTAATATATGGGTATGTAATAACAAGATATTAAGATTAGTTGTAAATCCATTTACGCCTAGACGTATTCCTTACTGTGCAGCTCCGTTTGAGTTAAACCCATATAGTTTCTTTGGTGTAGGGCTAGCTGAAAATATGTCAGATACTCAGACACTTATGAATGGTTTTATGAGAATGGCAGTTGATAATGCTGTATTATCTGGCAATTTAGTATTTGAGATTGACGAAACTAATTTAGTCCCAGGACAAGACTTACAAGTATTCCCAGGAAAAGTATTTAGAAGACAAGGTGGTGCTCCAGGGCAAGCCTTATTTGGAACAAAATATCCAAACGTAAGCACTGAGAATATGATGATGTTTGATAAAGCTAGGTCACTAGCTGATGATGCAACAGGCATACCATCTTATTCACATGGGCAGACTGGTGTTGCAGGTACAGGTAGAACTGCTGCAGGTATTAGCATGCTCATGGGAGCGGCACAACTAAGTATTAAGAGTGTTGTAAAGAACTTAGATGATTACTTATTGCAACCACTTGGAGAAGCATTGTTTGCTTTTAACATGCAGTTTGACTTTGATAAAGAAGCTAGAGGCGATTTAGAAATAAAAGCCAGAGGCACAGAAAGTCT